CAGGTGTTATTAAGATATCATCATTAGCATCAATCTGTCCATCCTGATTCTTATCGACCTTTGCTTTAGGTGTGTATTCCATCTTAACAGCTCTTCTACTAACTGCCTTATCACCAACAGATTCGTATACAGTTGCCTTACGTATGATATCTGCCTTATTGTAAGGACCATATAGGAATGTCTTAGCAGTAAATTGTAATGTATATACTACCAACCTACGTTCTAAGAAACTATCATCCCACTCATCTTCCATATTAATTGAATTGAGAGTGATAGCAACGTCTTTCTTCTCACTCATATCAGGAACCATGTTCAGAGTGATGTTAAAAGCTGGTTGGAAGTATGGTAATATCTGTTCTAGTATTTGTAGTCCTGTATCCTGATCCTTAGATAGTATTCCAAGTTCAAATCCTAGGGTGTATGGTACTGGTACATATTGTACTCTTACCTCACTACCATCACCTTGTATAACATTTTTATATTTCCTTACTGGACTAGTCTTTCTTGCTGAATCATAATCAATTCCAGTCATCTCGAAATACATTCGAGGCATAGTAATAGCAACCTTTTGGGTCTTAGGGTTTTCAAATAAACGATAAAGAAACTTATTCTTAGGACCGTAACCTAATGCTACTTTCTCAGTTTCTACCACCTCATTGTTGAGTGGGTCTTTCTTTTTAATTTCTATATTATTAAAAAGAGTACCGAACCCTATAACTGTTCTACGAATCGTCTCGTTATAAAAATGTGTACCTAACATCAGAAGCTACCTGTAAAATTACCATATTCACCGAATGGGTTTTCTTCACCCCAATCAATTAATTCATCAGCACCTGTTTCAAATGCTTTATTCTGATCATACTCAGAATTAGTATTATCAATCGTACTAAAGGATCCTAATGTATATAGGGCATTAGAATCTACCCCTCTTATCAAGTCACCATCTAAGAAATCACCTGTCTTATTCATCATAGCAAGTTCTAAGGTTCCTCCATTCCAACCAGAAACCTCACCTATAGTATTGGTAGCAAGATCAAATAACTGAGCTCTCTGACCACTAGTTGTTGTAGTCTCATAAGCATTGATAACATATCTGCTATTAGCAGAATCATAGTAGAACTCACCCTTAGTTGTTGTTGGAGTCTCACCAGTATATGTGTAACGATACTTTAACCTAAGATCTTCAAACTTCCAGAAGAAGTATTTGACTAGGGTTGTTGTAGCAAAGATAGGATCAAAACTAGCAGCATGATCTACAAAGATAGTACCATCCCCTTGTGCTGCCCATGTCCTATCACCACCTTGATTCTGGAAGTTACCAGCAACAATATATTCTCTTGCTTGGAAATCAACAGATAATGCAGGTGCAGCAACAGTTATTGTAGGTGCAGTAGTATATCCAGTACCAGGATCAGTAATAGTAACAGTATTAACAGTACCATTTAAAACAGTACATTCTACAGTAGCAACTATATCACCTCCAGCAACATCAGGTGGATCTGAAACTGTAATCAAAGGTGCAGACCTATATCCACTACCACCACCATCAATTGTAACACTATTCAAATTACCACCTTGCAATGTACCAGTCATAGTAGCAGTGGTACGTGGTGCACTTAGAGATAGTGTAGTAACATATGTGTTCTCTAACTCTATCTCATCAATCTCTGCTATACCAGTATCAAACTCATCAGAACCCTGCTCATAGATCTCAGCAGTGATCTCATAGTAATAGAGTTTTCCTAACTGATAGAAAGGAGTTTCTCTCTCAACAAACTTAATCTCGTATGCGTTCTCTGTTAATGGGTAGTATATTAAGTCTCCTTCATTAGGTCTATCAGTAATAGTAAGACCTACAGAAGGTACTACAGACTGTTCCCATCTTCTTTTAGAGAGAATGAACTTAATCTCATCAGTGATCCTTACACCAAACTGACTGATGAATTCGGATGGAGATCCAAACCCTTCAACATTAACCAGTAGCATCTCTATCATATATGCTTGGTTATACTCAGAATGTACCACCTCACCAAGAGTCTTATCCCTAAGCATACTCCTAGGAATATAGTAAACATCAGTACCAAACAACTTGATTTGTTCATCAACCAAGTCCTGTACTAGATTCTGTTCAGTGGTAACACCACCGTGTTGAGGAAAGTATACCTTCTTCATCCTATCATATCCATAGGTGGTAACTCAAATGTGCTGATGGACTTCTCCATAAGCTCATCAATTTCTTTTTCAGCTTCCTTATATATTTGCATACCATTTATACTTACTCCACCAGGAAGTTGAACTCCATTAAATTTAATTAAGTTCTGACCCCATTGTTTTTTGAGTAAAGAAGTAGCATACTTCTTAAGGAAGAAGTCATCCCAGACCTGTGTATAAGATGCTGGATCCAATGCTCTGTGGCAATCTATAATTAGAAACTGATCCTTAACTACTCTGTCTGGATCTATATCAATATACAGTCTGTCTGCTCTAGTATTAAATCTAAACTCTACTAAAGCTCCTGTATTGATAACCATATCAATAGTTTCAAAGTGTTGCTTAACCATGTAGTAGTTAACTAAGTCAACTCCACCAAAAGCAAGACCTGTTCCTGAAGTGTACGAGAACAAGTCCATCAAATAATACTGGTTGTTTAGTCCAAACAAACTGTTACGAACAAAGTTTGAACTGATACCATAAACCTTAGATATACCAAAGATATGCTCTGGTATCTCTAGAAAATTCTTTCTATTCTCCCATGCTGCAGCATCAGGTGCAGTAGTTGACTGCACTTCATTCTGAGTAGTAAACCTAGTTACATCATCATCCGTGAACTGATGTTTAAGATACATCTTCTCGGATCCATCATAATGTCTCTCATGGAAATATTGGAGAGCATCATCTATCCGATCATCAATCTGATCATCATCTAAATTAATTTCTAAGACTGGAGCACCTAACTGTCTCAGACAGTAATCCTTAAACTCAGCCTTCGTGCTAGGAGCAGCCATACGAATACCAATAGTTTCCTAATGGTATTTAGCTTCAAGCAGCTCTACCTTCCCAACTAGGTACATTTCTCAGTATCATATTGCATGATACAACGACTTTTTCTTCGTCATGTTCTTGTAAAGGAACACCATGAGGGAAATCTGAATGAAATATTAAGAGTCTACCAGGTTTACATGGTAAAGAAAAAACTTCTGAGCTTAGATCATTATATGAATAAGGGTCTTCTATTATGTTCTTACTAAAATCATAAAAAACAATATTATGTCTTTCTGGATCTGCTTTTAAATAAAAAGCACATGAAAGAAATCCTCCATGATGGATATGAGGGAAGATGAAATTTCCTTTATTTGAATGGTTGAACCACATACCAGCCATGAATAAATCTTCTATCCTCTTAGGATCATATCCATATTCAACCATGAATCCTCTAGAAACCCTAATAATTTCCTTACTTAGATCTTTAAATATGGGTAGTCTATGAAGAGTTTCTATAGTGGTATGAGATGAATTTACATTGAGAGCTGAATTACCAGCAGTCTGATCTCTAATATCTTCCATCATCTCAAGCATTCCTGGAATCAAATCCAATCCTATGTTATCATGACGGCAAACTACTTTAGGAAATACCTCATGTATTTGTGCTTCTTTTGTTAAATCATGCTTCATTACTAACTGGTTCCTCTGGTGGTGTATATGGGATTTCAGGATCGTATTCTACTTCTTCTAAAAACCATTGCTCAACAGAAGCAATGTGATCAAATATTCTCTTCTGATTTTGGAATTCACAATACCAATATATTTCATCAGCTCTTACCATACCATCTTCTAGAATATCACTATCACGAATGTGCTCATTCTCTTCTGATTGATTCTTCAGGAAAGCTTCAACAACCATATTCAAATTATATCCATGCTTCTTCTCAATCTTTTGCACTAACTCATATAAAGGAATATCTTTCAACAGAAGTGGTGCTTCTCTATTTGGATGCTGTTTTAAAACAGGTGTTTTATGTCCATATGATACAGGTTTTCCTTCCTCATTAACATATATCACATCAGGGGATATCTCTTTTGGTGTAGTATCCGCAAAACCTTTTCCAGATTCGCTCATTTGTCTAGATCTAAATAAGTACAGTATAACATATTTATCGTCATAAGACAACTTGACAGAAGACGGGTTATACTGTACAATTATAACACATGTGGAACAAGTAAAATGAGTATAAAATTATTGGTATTGGAAACTGGCGA